GCCGGTGATGAGCTCAACGCACTCAGCGTCGTTCACAATCAACTTGGCGACCAACTTTTTGTACTCAGTAAATTCTGACAAGTGCGCCACTTATAACCACCCCCCGCCAGGATCATCGTCGCCACTGTCTGTCGTGGGCGTGTTGTCTGCGACCATGTTTGCGATGTCGTCCGTGTCACGCAGAGTGTCTTCCTCTAAAGTCCAACGCAAAACACCGTAACCGTCATAGTTGAACTGTTCAGTGTCAACCTGGGTCACGATGTACGCTGTCGGCTTTGCAATCCTGCGGTCAACCAACAACCTAAAGTCGTGGTCAACTTCAATCGTTTCGCTGTTATACGGCAAAAAGAGAAGCCGTTGCGCAGAGCCTACTGTCATGGTCTTGTTGGATTCCACGCCGCTGTTGTACTGCGTGGCGTTATTCGTCACGACAGGATAGGATACGGTTGTGCTTGTCTTGGGCGACTTGAAGTTGACCGTATAGTTGCAGTACCAGATGACCGCCTTTTCGTATACCAAGTTATTGTCAACAAGGCTGACGACGAGCCACCACCTGTTGTCAAACTTGATGTACTGACCGCATTGCAATGTCCCGATTTCAGTCAGGATCTGCCTTTGGTCGGCGTTAGGTGGCGTATCTGCCGTTCTGTTCTGGACAATGGCACGGATGGTCGTTGGCGTGTTGGTAATCCTATCGCCATAAATCTGTACCGATTTGCCCATAAATGAGTTGATAAGTTCAACGAACCCGCCCTTGTCGCCGTTGAAGTTTCCTTCTTCAAAGCCACTGATGTTGGATGATGTCAGCGCATACCAAGAATCTGCCATACGCCCACCTCACGAGAACCAGTGTATTTTTTGCTTGTGAATCAGTTCCTTGGTTCTGGCAAGTTCAGCTTCGTATTCTGTCGCCGTGGCTCGTTTGGCATCGCCCATTCCGTTTAGCGCCAGGTCTTTTGTGATGATGTTATTCAACTTATTAACTCTGCTAACTTCGCGTTCCAAGTACCTGACTTTCATCAGATAGGCCAGGGTGTTGATAACGTACAGGGGGAGTTCGCCTGAAAATATCTGTGTGTCCTTGTCATAATACAAGTCAGATATGTTAAGTTGGAACTCGCCAAGGGCGTCCAAGAACCACTGATACTGCAATTCAGCCGCAATCGTTTCCCTGTCACGGATCGTGGACTGGAAACTTGTGATTACGTCCGTTGCGCTTGTGTTTGCCATTGGCTCACCCCCTTTAATCCACCGGGATTCCTGTGTACTTGTGAACCGCCTTGATTTTATCGTAGTCGTTGATTTTATGCTTCTTGATGTACTCAACCAATACGTGCCCTTCAGGGAGGGTCTTTACCATGCCCTTCATGTTCTTTTCAAAGTCGCCCATGCGCTTGTACTCAAACAGTTTTGCCATCTTTTCATCCGTCAGGACTTTTTGCTTGGTCGTTTCAGTTTCAAACTCAAACTCCCTACGGATATTTTCGTCTTCGATATAGAGCCTCGCATGAGACCCGCGCTCGTCAATCCCGACAAACTGGTTGTTCTTTGCGTAGCACTGGCTTACGACTTCTTCCGTCTCAATGTTCAGACGCCCATATGCGGGGATGGATACATGCCCCGGATTATTGATTCGCCTGAATCCTTGGGGCCAAGGGGTGAGGTTCACGACAGTAACTTTATCAGCCATCTAAATTGTCCTCCGTTAATATTGACTTCTTGAAATTGTCCCATTTTGATAGTGCTTGCCCAAGCCGCTCGCTCTTTTTGAAAGCGAAATAAGGGTACTTTGAGTTCTGGTTGTAGCCTTCGTACTCGTAATCAATATTCATTGCTTTCAGGTAGTGCATCAGCGGCAGGCTGTAGCAGTAAAAAATGTTCCCCATACACATTCCAAAAGGCAAGGGGCAACCACAATGGTCACCCCTGCCATCCTTTTTCTACGATGTTAGATTACAGCGCGTACCCAGCGGCGGGGCTGAGGGTCGTGTTGTTGTACAGGCCGATCTTGAACTCGTGCCCCTTCGCAACGTCAGCAGCCACTTCGATGTCGAAGCGGGTCATCAGATGCCCGGTAGCGATGTCGTTGCCGGTCAGGGAGGTCAGTCCGCCACGCACCCAAGTCTTGACGGGGCTGTTCAGGCCGGTGGGCGTGATGAGCACCAGGCCTTCGGGATACGCAGAAGCGAAGTCGGTTCCAGCGGCGTCCAATTCGCTGTAGATGGGCATATAGGGAATCTCACGGACGATAGCGCCCTTGTAATAGCCAAGGTAGCCAGTCCTGCGGACTTCCTCAAGCGCCTTCTCGGACATAATGAGCACGGTGCCGCTAGACGAAACGACCACAGACGGGTCGAGCTGGGACACGTTGGCGTAGGAACCGAGAATGGTCGGCACACCATGACGGCGAACCTTCGTCAGAACGGGGTCAAAGTTCGCAGCGGCGATACCAGCCTCTTCCGCAAAATACTTCACGCCAGTAGCGTTCTTGATGGCCGCATACACGGTCTTCAGGACGTAGTTGGACGCCTTGTTCATGATGTCAATGCGAACCTGCTGCAAGCCACGGTTTTCGCTGTCCATGTCGCCAAGGGAAACCTTGCGGTAATCAACCACATAGCCGCCAGAGATGGTCTGGGGCGTAACAGCATACTTGCTGACGGTCGGCACGGCAAAGGGCACGTCGCCATTGGGGGCCTGGAAGCGGGCAGCCTGCCCGGTGGTGCCGTAAACTTCGCGCTCAATGCTGTCGTTGGCGGCAATCTGCTCGAAGTCGCCAAAAATCTGCAACAGGCGCAGTTCCTCGTCAACCAGAGGCTGAATAGCGTACTTGCGGATCATGTTCAGTTCAGCAACGGCAGAATAGTCTCCGTTGTTGGCACGGGAACCCAGTTCCTTGATGTAATTCACACCCCTGTCAGCAACGTCCTTGCGGAAACTGGACAGGTCGCGGCCTTCCGCCATGGCAGAGAAAATCTCGACCACGGGGGACTTCGCGTTCAGTTCGCGGTTCTGGATATAGTCGCTGTCTTTACGTGCAGCGTTCAGCTCAATAGTGTATTTATCCATTTTCACTTTCCTCCTATTTGATTAATCTATTGCGCCACAACGGTAGCGGCAGACGCGACATGCACAAGGAAGTCTGCGGCGTTAACACCGTTCAGGCTCGTCTTGGCTTCCAGCGTAAAGTAGATGTTGTAGCCGGTGGCAGCGGCGACTTCAAGGAACTTGCCAGCATCGCCAGTCACATTCGCCGCGCAAGCAACAAAGATGTCGCCAACAGACAGGGCGGCGAAGTTAGCGGTGCCGGAAGCAAGGCTCAGGTGGTCTTCGGTCACGATCAGGTGTTGACCAGCCCAAGCAGCCACGTCAAACGCGGTCACATAAGCGTCCTTGGCAATCGTGGCGGGGGCGACCTCTTCGCCGTCATGGTGCAGGATCGCCAGTTTCAGTTCTGCGACTTTCGCAGCAGCGGCGTCCGCCAGGGCAACCGTCTTGCCAGCGGCGATGGAGCACAGGTAGCCGTTCTTGATTTCGGCGTGCGCCTTGATGGTGGGGTCATTCTTCGCAGTTGCGAACAGACCGATGTCACGGAATTTAATCATTGTCTTTTCCTCCTATGTTTTGGCTTTCCTAAAAGATGCTGACTTCTTCGTTGTCTTCGTTGGTTTCGTAAACGGACGCAAAGATGTCAATATCCTCTTCGTCCTTCTTCTCGGCTGCGTTCTGCTCTGCAACCTTGGCGTCCTCAATGGACTTCTTGGCGATGGCGACAAGAATCTTGTCAACAATCGCATTGACCTCATGGCTCATGGGGTCTGCCTCAAAAGCAGTGATTTCTTCCTGGGCAACCGCCTTCTGCTCATCGGTGAAGTCAGCGAGTGCAGCATTCAGTTCACCAATGCGAGCTTTCGCCTTCTCAGCGGCAATCAGAACCCGCAGGCCCTCAGCCTCGTCCCACAACTCCTTGTACTTGGCGTCAAGTTCGTTGCGCTCCGTCTCCACAGCAGCCAGAGCAACCTTCAGCGATTCCACGCTGGCGTTCAACTCTGCCACGGTGCTTGCGTTCTGCTCAATCACCTTTTCCTGTTCGGCGGTCTTATCGACTTTGGAAGCCAGTTCGACCAACAGGTTTTTCAACTCATCCATCTTTTCCTTTCCCTCTCTTTCCCTATTGCTATTGAACTCAAGTAAAACCGCCGACTGGTCTGCCGGGCGTACCCCAAGCAGGGCATAACCGCTGTAATCAAAAGCGGTAGGCACTCTACCTTGTTCAAACTTGCCGTTTAAGTATTTGATTCTGTCGTTTTGTTCAGTCCTGACGATTTCGACACTGCCCTTGGGCGGCGCACCCTCCTGAATTCTGCCTTCGAGCCATTTCACAAACTCGTTATGGCGCATCTGGTCGATGGTGCCCTCAGCGATCACAACACGGGTCGGGATACCGTTGATCTCAACGGTGTCCAAATAACCACGCTCTGCGTTGCCGATAATCGTTGCGTCCTTGAACACAGGAAGCCCGTCTTCGACTTCATGCTCCCCGTGCCCCAATAATTCTGTTTCGTCACCGTCTAAGAATTGAGCAGTAATGGACATGCCTTTAATGCTCTCTAAGTTGTCCTTGCAGTATTGCTCAATCCAACAAATCCCATTGTCATTGAACTGCTTGCCGACATTGTTCTCTACAACGTCATCGGAAAACACTTCATGTAATACTGCCTTGAACGGACGGCGACCGTTCTTTCTTTTCTTTGCAGAAAGTTCAAAACCAAGCATTCGCCTCACCTCCTTTCGCCTTACATAGTGCTAGGCTTCGGAGAAGCGTTAGCGTTGTTCGTCTTGCTCTTGACCGTATTTTCATTTGTTGGATTGTCGTTTTCTGGGCGACCAGTTTTCCTGTCCTCGCGGCTCAAGGTGCTGCTGGTCTGGTGAACCGGGTACTTGTTCTCAATGTCTTCCTCAAGTTCCCGGTCAAGAATGCTGAAGAAGGCATCCGGTGGCACGCCAATGGCAGCAGACCACAAGGAGATGCTGCCCTTGCCCTGCAGATAGATGCCCTTCATGTACTCCACATATTCCTTGCGGTTGGCGTAGGTGATGGGCAGATAGACCACGTTGACAGGGTAGTTCTTGTCCCTTAGCACGCAGGCGTTGATGACCTTGTTCAGTTCAGAGGTGATTTCGTCAACCACCTTGAACACAGTAGCAGTCACCAACTTCAAGTTCTCCTGCAAGGATGCAAAAGACGTGTCCCCAGCGCCGGACAACAGGGCTTCAGCAAACCCCAGAGAGGTTGCGATGTTATTCCGCAACTTCCTTTCGTTCTTTTCGTCAAGCACATCCACGTTCACGCTCAGGCTATCAATCTTGGTGCCAGATGCAACGGAGAAAAAAGAAATCCCGCCTCGATTGTTCTTGGTGGTGATGCCTTGCTTAACCGCATCGTGCTGTTGCCTTTGTTGGTCTGAGGACAGTGCGCTTGTACCTTGCTCCTTGCCCGGGGGGAAGGTCTGATATACAACCTTGTTGTTTACCTCGTCCAACACCCTGCGCTTGGTGTCCGTGTGATAGTCTGCAAAATAAATATCAAGCAGGGCGGCCAATGCAAGGGGCCTGCCCCAAGGCTCTGACTTCTTGCTCCTGAACTTCACACAAATGGTGTGATCGTTATTCAACACAAGCCACTTGTTCCTACCAGTAGAACTTGAATAGGTCGAATAAGCCTTGCGGAACTCGGGCGGGAACTTCTTCAATTTGGATTGTGCGCTTTCATTGCCAGAAGCCTTATCAAAATAGGACAGGTCAAAGGCAAGCACAGGGCTTGAGTTCTTTAGCCCGATAATTTTCGTGTATTCAGGTTGCAGACTGACAGCGGATGCCCGAACCATCTCATTAATCTCTGAGATGCCTTGCACATCTGCATCAGACATGGTTCCGCTTGTTTTGATGGGACGCTCCCTGAAATCTACATAATAGAAAGCAATCCCGTCCACCAGCGAATTGTGCAAACAGTCACGCACTAACTCCCTGTCCCGCAGGGAATCAAGTGTAGCCTGCACCTTGTTCTGGTATTCACGCTTCTTGGCTTTGCTTTTGCCGTATGGCACAACCACCTTATCTAAGGTAGGAAGTGCCACCATCTTGTCCACGGTGTTCGCCACAATGCCATTCAGGTTATAGACAGTCCGACTTAGGTCGCGCAGTTCTGCGTTGTTGCCCATCGGGTCTTGCATCATGTTCCTAATCTGCTCAGGTCTGAACATGCTGTACAGGTCTGCACCAAATAAGCCTATGGAATAGTTGGCGAAACTGTTGACATAGGACTGCGCCTCATAAGTAACTTCGCTCAATGGCAACACCCCCCTTCTAATTGATTAATGCAGTGTATTCGTAGTCTGATGTATTTGAAACAAGGTCTCGCTCAAGAAGGGATGCCAAATACACGCCATACGAAAGACTGGAGTATCTATCTTTTTTGTTGCCCCCAGTCTCAAACACCCGGATGTCTCCTGTCGTGGGCGACTTCGTGTATTCAAGGCTTATCATCTCTGAAATGAGTGCCTGTGTCTCAATATACGGACGTTCATAGAACACCAGCGTCTCTGCGTCCACCGCATTCTGGTATTCCTTGATGTTCGGGATAACTTCTTCCATTGCAGTAGCATGGTCAACCAGCAGTTCAAGCCTGTTGCTTGAAATGCAATCCCGCATCAGCATGGCGATATCGCTGTTCAGTTTGGCAGATGCCGTCACCACAAAGGCCACAGGCATCGCACCCGGCGTGACAATGCGCCTTGCTGTGTTGTCATCGTTGAAACACACCCACGGGGGATACTCACAGTCACGCTCGCTGTCGTACAGGATTTGGGCCAGGCGGTCGTAAACCAGGATGCCACCATTCCGGGCGTCAATCACCACATAGTCGCAATTCAGGTCATAAAAAAGGCGCTTGATGCGCAACGCCTGATTGTCAATGTGGCTTCCCGGGTCAGCCTCCATGTATGGAACGGCTATCCTGTAGCCGGAACTGGTATAGTTACCATCCCCGTCAATCTTCATGCCCAACTTCTGCGGGAATAACCTCAACAGCGTGGTCGCAGAATTGTCGTTGGTGGACTTGTCAACAAAGGCAAAGTCGCATGATAGAATACGAATTTCGTCAGCGTGCTTAGGCAAATCATGGGGATTTGGCCTCTTCGACCTGTCAAAAGGCGACCTCGGATAGATACACTTCTTCTGAACCTGACAGCCCACCAAGGACTTGTAAGAAAAGAAGTTCCTGGTGTTCTCGCGTAATAGCCCGTTCTCGTACTCGATAAACCATGTGATGGGGTCTGCGTTCCGTTTGTCACGCTCCAACTGTTGCTTCGACTTGATCCTATGCTTCATTACAATAGCAAGGTCAAGGGCCGCAAAGCACCCGGACTTGTCACGGTAGTAGTCATCCACTAGGCCAGTACACAGCGGATAAATCCATTCTGTGCTCGCACCAGAGCTGCTGATATAAACGGTTGTTGGCTCTTCGTCCAATTCCTCAATCTTTTCGTATTGAGGAAGCGTCCTGAACTCAGCAGGGCGAACAATCTGGAAAGGAATCGCAACCCTATCAACGATGTCCTTCG